TCAGTTGAACACAGGATCGACGTGGTGAACATACCGTCCTAGAATGGATAACCCATTGTAGAACTTCAATGTTCCCCTCTCCTGCTCAAGGATTTTTCGGGTCTTCTCCACAACTAGGGGAATCGTCTTTGACCAGGAAGCGCGGTCGGAATCGCCTATTAGGCTTCCGCACTTTATGTCCACTCCTTTGGGTAAATACGGTATGTCTGTCCATGAAGTCACTCGTTCTTTTCCTCTCATCCACGGATTGTCCCTAATCCACACGTTGTTCCAAACCGTTAGCATATCCTCAGTCGTCATCCACTCTGCGTTCTGGTGGATAGACCATGATATCCTGCCCGTCGGCACCCAGTTGATAGGCACAATTGATGTGATGGCCGCGAATCCAATCCGTAAGTCTCGCCGATGGAAGAAGTAAAGGGCCCACATCTGCGCGTGAGCCTTCGCTAAGCACCCAGCCGAGGCCATGTCAACTATTCCGCCTTTCTGGATTCTTGATCTTCCGATAATTTCGTTTTGGTCACGACACGGGGCGATCAGCACACGGCCATCACGTAACGTCAGTGGATGGAAGTGGTGTGAGCAAAACTCAACATCTTCCCAGCTCGTGAATCTCGGCGATGGCTCACTCACCCCTAAGTTCTTTCGGATCTTTGACGTCGCTGTTATGTATCTCAAACTCGTGTGGAATTCTTCATTGTCTGTCGCCACTACCACATCATCTCCGGCAACGACCATTGCTCCAAGAACTCGTTCCAAGTTGGCAGTGAGCCAGGAGTCGATTGTGGTGAGCGGGGCGTCCAGCAAGCCACACGCTTCTAATGTTCTCCCGACCTGGCACTTTCCATTAGTCACAGTGTTCAAAGCGTATGTTGTCACCTGGCCCGACCCACGCTGATCCGTTCGAGACAACACATCAAGAACAGTTCCACTTCGGTACATCGGATGATTTCTAGGGAATAAGGCCACTATGTTTTTATAAGCCAACGTCATTGTCGCAGTTATCAATTTCTTGTGGTATGTGGTTGGGGCAAGCTCGGTTAACATGAACAGCTCATCATCTAGATCTCCTTGGGTTATTCTCGTGTCCCATCCCGCGACATCGTCTGCGATAAGCCACCGGCCTCCCCCGGCTATTTCCTTCAGGTAATATCCAAAATAGTTAACGCCGACGCCACCGACTCCACATGGAAAGTTTTCTCGTGCAACCCAATGATCTTCGTTCAAGAATCCTAAAGCCTCGTACTCTAAATAACGGCTACCCAGCCACATATACCAGATGGTGCGTGAACCTTTCGCAGTGCCAAAGGCAGATGGCTTCTTTTCTTTCTTTCCCATCGTGTTATAGATGCAAAGCTCACAGTCACCACGCAAGTGTAAGGCCCTCTCGTTATCTACCATGTCCCAGAATCGTTGATCTGCCAAAGCATCGCGCACGTTTTGCCAATCCATTACTTCGCTCCATCCTCCTATGGCTGCGTTGGCTTGGACATTATTCATGTAGTCTTGTGGTGTCAACACCCTCGGTTTCAGCCCGCGCCGCTTGAACATTTTCACGAAGTGTGTCATGATGAGTCTGTTAATTGCTTTCATTCGCTCGTCGGGCTCCTCAGAGACAGTGTCCACTTTTTCACGCAGCACCTTTTGTTGGGCATACGTTGAAACATCGGTCATCATAAAGGTTGTCACCCGAGACAGAAAGTCCCATGGCCACATAACGCGTCTAATCAAGGGATTTGTTGTTTGTCCGCCCGCTGTCACCTCATCAGTCACGAAGGATCCATGGTAGTTAAATGACACATATGGATGTTCGTTGTCCACAAACCATGTTTTCCGATTTTCTCCTCGTAGTCGTTCCACTCTTCTTCGGATCATCTCGAAGTCTTGCGCTTTGGCCTTTGCTCGCGGATCGCTTCTGGTTCCCATCTCTAGAACCGGTGGGGGGTCGATGATTGATGGCTCATGTCTCCGCAGCCTACCTACCAGCGACCCAAGCATGAAGTACACGCTTGCCACCACGTTTGCCCTCTTTCCTGACACATAATACATTTCTGCTGTTGAGTTCCGACTGTAAGACAGTCGAACCAGCCGCCCGTTATACTTGTGTTGCAGCGACTCTAACTTTCGAAGCACGTCCAAGTGATAAGGTGATAGCACTTTGCAGCAAAAAGAGGCGTTTGGATTGACTTCCAGCCATTTCTCCAGCATTCCCAAAACCTTCAGCGTTCGAGTTTTTTCAACTTCAGGACGCGGGTCACTCTCACCTATGTCGCAAATTATGGTGTTACAATTCACTGGCTCCATTTTATAGACGTCAACTCCAGCCTTCAAATTCGCCAAGTTATATCCTTTCGTTTGGAACGGTTGGGGATTCTCACGTTCTTTGCCTCCAAGTGTGTATCCTCTTACTTCAGCGACGCGGTAATCCATCACCAAGCGCTGGGACCAACCTCCTCGTCCACATCCCAGGTCAACGACAACTCCTCGAGGTTCCCACGCATGCTTGTTGATAATCTCGTTCATTTTTAAACCACCTCGCGACACGTAGGCTCCTTTATCAGTTTCATTCACGCCTCTGACTTTGTAGATGGCAAACTGCCTCTCACTAAGTGAATTCAACGCTTTCTTCCAACGGAAGCCTAAACCTCCGGTGTCACTCTTCACCAGCGAGCGCACGCCCAATCTGGTAGGGTTTAAAACATACCATAACAAAACGCATCCGCCGACGTACATGATGTTCCCAGGTTCAACTACCTGCAAGAGCAGGACTACCAATGTATAATCCAACGCAGCATGTAGTTGATGATTTGGCCTCAAGAGCGACAGGAATGTGTACCCGCACACAGCAAAGAATGGAACGAAGTTTTCCAACACAGGATGTGAGAGAACCCACAGCAACGATACGGCCAGTTGTAGGCCATAAAACAGTTGGCGAGCCCGCGACTCCGCGTCCCTTGTTGTGATTTCTTCCTCCATGTCCCTTCTGTTTGTCCGCGCCAACAAAACCTTAACAGCCTTGTTCGTGAATGCATGTTTCTTGTCGAAGTAGAGTAGTATGAGAAACACAGTTGTAATTCCAGCACCAAACACTTTCGAAAGAGTGTTTGTCGCTAGAAAGCAACCAGCGATAACCGGCACCATAGATCCCCACGGGATAGCTGTCACTTGAAATCCGCCTATAGCCTGAGCTGGAAGCACTTCGCTACCAAAGAGCTTTCCTAAGAAATTTCCTTCGGCCCACGCTCCAATAAGGGGGGCCAGCGTTCCGCTCGCGGCGTAGCTCATCATGAGGGTCCCTGGCAGAGAGACTCCCAATCCGATATTCCCGGCGTTAAACACAGCTCCAACAACGGCAGGATTGCTAGCAAACAGGTATCGAGTCAACTGTATAACATCTCTTCTCACGTTTGGTAATAGCTCCAACTCCCACGCAGTCACTCCGATTGTCATCATGGCCAACACCATGACCCAGCGTATTAGATCCGAATCAAGCACACCACGTTGAGAGCCACCTCCGCCCACACACAGCACAATCAACAGGGCAACGGTCACAATGAAGACGAATATAGAGGGAATGCCACCAAAAACGGCGCACAATGGTCCAACGCTCATTAGAACCGTGGCAACTTTTTGGAAACTTCCGCCCTCCGACACGCACACAGTTGTGTGTTGTTGGCGGGTTCCAAACAATCCTCTAAAAGCCTTCACCACAACAAATCCGGCTCCCATCAGCACAACTCCCAAAGTCACCCCGATAAACAACGCAGACCACATCTGTAAAATCCGTCCCATTTGTATAGCAGAAAACTCTCCTTCCACCGCATTTCCGATGTCGTGAAGGGTGTCCACAGAGCGTTTGAACGAATTTCCAAGGGCATCGAGCCCAGCCGTTGTCAACACCGTGTACAATCCGGTCAATAATCCAGGTAAGTCGAAGTATAGTGATCTCTGCTTTAGGAAGAATCCGATGGCCGCCACTTTCACAATTTCTGGCTCCTTTTCAAACCTATCATCTGTCACCTTTGGGGCGTAAATGTGAGATCCGGATGGCGTCTTTATTTTTAATGTTCGTCCAGTGTTGGGGGCGTTTCCCTGAAATAGCATCTGATGTTTGTTCGCATGTGAGCTGGCCCAAGTCCAAGCAAGCCAAATTGGCAGTTTTTCCTTGATCAACCCCAGAAACCTCCGCTGCTCTACGTCGTCAATCCGGTACGTGCCTTGTGGGCGGAAAAATTCGCTCTCCTCTCTCATCGGATGGCAGCCCAATTGATCTAAGATCATTTGCGCCTCCACCCAACACACCCAATTTTCCGGCTGCTCCTCTGGTTCGACGTCAAGGGGATAAATGTATACTCCGGGCTCCCGCCGACCTACTCGGCCCCTGCGCTGGATGATTGAAGCTGGGGTCACACCAACCCTTTCAAGTGAAACTCCTTTGTCAGACACTAATGGTTTTATAACAGTTCTTGTGTCGATAACAGTAGTCACTCCGAGATTGGCTCCCATCTCGCTGATGTCTGTTGAGATTATAAACATTGTTTCCGGACTCCGGGCCTTCCCCATGGCATCATTGAACGTATCTCGGGTCAAGGCCACCCCTCCCAACTCTTTAGCCAGCCTCACAGCTTGCGTAATTGTTGGCACAAAAACGATGGTCTTGCCTATTGACTTGTCTTTGATCCACGATGCGGTCAACTCCTTGGGGAACTTGATGGCTCTGTCTTCTATTGTAAAGTTGGACCCAGCGTTTCCTGCTCGTCCTGGGGGCGTCGCACTCATGAAGATGACCTTCGTTCCACGGCTGTTGTGGAAATCCATTATCCCGCGGCACGCGATGGACATCGGGTCCAGAAAGTGGCACTCGTCCATAATGATGGTCGAAAACTTCACACTTTCTATCCCCTTCTCCATCACATACTGCGTGAAGGTCGCGTGGCATGCCAAGGTAACGGCGTTCTTCCGAAAAATGCTTAAGTTCGATCCGATAACCGCCTGCGGGGCGGCTTCCTTTATCGCTCGCTGCACTTCATCCTTTACGACCCGCGTTGGTGTCAAAATTAGCAACCTCTTTCCATCAGCTATATGCTTCAGGGCCTGCTCAACGAGTATCGTGCGCGTTTTTCCTCTTCCAGGGTGCCAGTCCACAAACTCACGTGTTGAGACTTCAACCTCTTCCGGTGGTGCCTCCACTCCTTCTCCTGTTGAAACTATTGAGAAGTACGTTCCATAGTAAAACCCGTATCCATACAAGCCAATCAACCGTCCATCAGGAGCGTATATGGGGGACCCCGAAGAGCCGAAACCAAAATCTCGCTCAACAGCCATCACTGTAGTTCCTTCAATGTCCAACTTAGCTGTTGTAATCCGGCAGCATGTCACGGTTCCATCCTTGTTCACGGCCTTCACTACTACGACATCTTCAAGACTCCCGCTGATGTTCCAGGGCCCGCCATAGGCAGCAATATCCCGCCTAACATCTCCAGAGTGCATCCTAACCTCACGTCCTGCCCATGTCACATTAGCTCCTTTGGTGACGTGGTGTAACGTGTGAAACACGCCCTCCTTCACCACTCCAACACCAACTGGTTTCTTGCTCATCCAGCTGCTAGCCAACACGTGATATGTTCCGTCCGGGATGTAACCAAACGAGTCTTCCGTCTTGTGTATCTCAAGAGGTGGGGATGGCAGCAATAGCTCCGAATTTGCCCGCTGGGACATAGCACCATCAATCAATCTTGGAATCCACATCGGGGCGTCCGTTACCCAGGCCAAGGCCGTGATAACCAACCCAACGTATATGTTCATAGTCATAATTCCAGCACACCCAACAAATACCACAAGGTTTGCGGAGACAGTCCCTGCATCTGTGTAGTTCACGAGTTCAACTCCATCGGGGGCGTAATGCCCACTCATTCCTTCTGGTAGAGATGTTGACGCTTCTTCTTCACATCCGTCTGGCAGACTTTGTCCCGGTAGGCGCACAAGTTCCAAGGCTGTCGGGGGCATCAACTGTAGGACAACCCACAGAAGCATCCCGCCCAGCATCACTGTCATCCCGGACGTGTGCAGACCCACTGTCTCCATCCCAGCGGCTGCCAAATACAGCACGATGAAATACGTTAAGGCTGTCCAGTGTGGTCTCGGCGCGCGTAAGCCATCTCCCCATATAACTGGTGAGCAAAACCATCTTTTCATTGGTGCTATTAGCTGAATCAAGCCGACGCTTAAACTCAAGGTTATTAAACCACTGAGAGGGTGTTGCAACAGGTGTGCCATCACCACGGCGCTCTGTAGCCACAAGTCGTGGAATACCTGAAACTGCTGGTGAACGACGAATACTGACAGAGTGTAGAGTGGAAACAGCAAGTGATCCAGTACTTTGAGGATCGGTGCCCACGCATATGTCTCGAAGCTGCACAACTGGGCAATCAGATGTGCCACTCGCGACATCTCTGTAATCAACAGGCGTTTCCTCATTAACCAACCCAGGTAAAAGAGGTGCGCTGACGATATCTGCAACCCAATCCAGAAGTGGATCACCAGTGAAGAACCACCAGGGACACTTGCTAAGGCAGCTGACATAAAGAGCCACGCCCAAGACTGCACCGAAGACACAACCGGATGTCCAAAGACCAAAAAGATGAGCCAAGTTCCAGCACAACGAGTTGCCCACCGATGGCGGGTTCGCGTTGTTAACATATGAATCAGAACGCCCACCAAAAGCAGGCTTGATTCCGGCTTTGGCGGGCTGGTCACGAAAAAATTTTGAATCTTGGCTGTTTCTCCCATTGGTAACGGTGATGTCCACTTTGCTTTGCCTTCAAACAAGCTCTCATGCTCACTCCTCTCGAACTCTCCATCATCAGTCTCAATCACCACAGCGTCTTGTTCCAGTTTCATTGGCCGCACTTCCATTGGATAGAAAAATTTCCCGTCAACCACAAAATGGAAAGGCTTCACTCCTCTATCAAAACAGGTCTTGCAGCACCAAGCTTGCATAGTTGGTTCAACTGGCACTGCCGCGCTCCGGTCATCACAGTGTGGATCCTGGACTACGGTCGTTCCCGGAACCGGTCCCTGGCGCATTAATATATTCGCCTTCTGCCAGGGAAAGTCCTCTTGCACCTGGAATCCAGGCACGTGGTTCGCAAACGAAATTGGTCCTCCGTATTGTGGCGGCATGAAAAGCCTCTTGTCCGTGGGTGTTGCTAGGTCTATTGTGTACGCGTATGGCCAAATGCATTGGTGGCTTTGGGTTGTTTCCAACTCAAACAGTTCCCACGTTTCATTGACTTTCCGGCTCCGCATCCACATCATTCCGTCCGTAAACGTTGCTATGTCGTTTTTGACCACAGCCCCAGCTAAATATGTTGGGCAAGCTTTGCTCGTAAAGGCTGAAGGTCGCAACACGATGTTAGATCCAAAGACTTTCCGGTTATATCGAACGAACTCATACTGGAACGTGACAGCCGTCTGGCACACTTCCTCTGCATTTATGGCGCTGGTTAGGACTCTTAGAACTTTATCATCCCACGTTTCCTGCACTTCTCCGCGTGAAAAATACCCCGTCTTCAAAACACCCAATCCACTCTCAGGCATCGCTCCCGCATATGTGGCCATTGCAAGGCGCAACATGGCTTTTCCCACCTTAACATTGTGTACTTTCTTCACTACACGTGGGAAATATCGGCCATGCGACAGCGACATGTTGTGATGGATTGGGATTCCATTGATCGACGTTATCTGCTCGACAACTCCACGCGCTGCGGCACACTGCAATACATCTTCACACACTATGCAGACTTTGTTCTTTCTCATCAATAGGTCAGTCAAGTAAGTCACCATCACTTTGCTATCTTCAAACTCAATAGCGTGATCAGCCATTGGCCAACGGGCCAGTGACTTCCACACGAATGAGCCAGAACCACACTGTGCTACCTTCCTATCTGGGTCAAATCCACATCCGAAGTCGGCTCGCACAAAATAAAACATATAACAAGCTATCCCCAAAATCAAGATTCTTTTGTCCACGATGAAAAGGACTACCGCCATGAAAACCAGAGTCGTGGTAGAGAAGAAACTCCATGGATTTAATGTTCCCACTAAATCGTGGAATACTCCACCTACTCCTGGCATTCCAAACTTCCGGTAACGTTGAGTAGCATGCTTCACCAATCTCCATCCCTGCGTGATGGGATTTGTGGCGCACGCAACGGCAACTTCTTGTCCTCCAACGATCGCTGTTCCACTCTCGTTTCCGCATCGCACCCATGTCTTCGACTCAATATCCCCAGCGGAAAACACTGCTTTTGTTGCCAAAAGCGTGCATCCTTTACAGGAGATGCTGATCGAGCAGGCTTCAGTTTGGGCGACAGCTAACGTGGTAGTTATAATTCCGTCAAAGCCAAATCCGCTTTGTGTGAATGTGGACGTTTTAGGGGTCTTACAATCTTTAAACACTCCGGTAACAAGCTTGTCAAGCATTATCTGGCAAACAAATCCCACATCTCGGAAGCCATCATGTGTAGCTATAGCATTAGTCCATTCCAGTTGGGGTTCTGAAACCGCCTTAACCAAAATTTCATTTGGTTTCACATCTCCCCAAATAACAATTTTCTCTGTGTTGGCTATCTTTCCAGCAGCCAACGTGGCTCCGTTCCATCCATCAATCTGTTCCTTCATGAATAGTCCCTCCTTCTTGTTTCCTTCCACGTGATAGTATGATTGGGCAATTCGGTCGGACTCCAAACGACATGTCATAGAGGCAATGCCCAGCTGCCCAAATTGGAATGTCACAGGTACATCACTTATCACACTCTGCACACTTTTCACTGAGTGGTATGTTGCCGTCACATTCATCTTAATTGTCGAGCGAGCCACTGAGCTAACTTTCACACTAGTGGTGCAATCAACCTCCGCGCATGTTGCTACGAATCCAACTCCCCACTTAAAACACCCAGTGCCCCAGCCTCGATTATACGGCTCCGAGGCACATGCTCTTCCTTCCGCTTGAATGTCCTGCATTGACAGCTGCGATCCGCCTGGGCATATATCAGTTGAATATGTCGCGTTAACTTCACAGTCAGTTACCAGTGTTTTCACCACTTGGCTTCCATAGATGAACGCTCTTCCTGTTTTCATCTCAAATAACCCATTTGCCGTCGCTGTCACGTATCCCTCTTCTGGCCTCAACGTTGTCTGAATCATTGTCATCTGGTCTGCTTTCAATACATACAACGGTTCCATGTATTCTCCTCGAACCGTTGTCCATGTTCCAATCGACAGTAGTATCAACACCCACAATGGCCATCTTTTCGCGATGGCCACGCACAACACGACCACAAGCAACACACTTTTGTTTTCCCGGATGGCTTTAAAAGCCACTATTTCCACTTCTGCCAAAAAGTCTTGCTTTGGGCCATCTGGCGCAACTCGCTTCGCTCGTGTCTTCACTTGGCATCGTTGGTATCTCAACCTAAACTCTGCCCATGTTGATCCGCAATCCGTGTCCGCTAATCCTTCTTTCATGTTTTTATCCACTTTGTGGCACATCTTTGAAACTGGCAACCCAACTGAACAACCGTCAGTTGGCAGCTTAAAGAGCGCAACTCGATCTGTCATATTCTCTCCGTCGCGATAAATCTGCACTTGTCCGTCATACGTCACACGCATGTCAATCACCACAACTCCCATAACTCCGAATAACATTGCCAATATAGTCCAAATGAACATAGCCGCTCGACCGTCACGCTTCTTCTCCAATGCCCTGACGCGTCTTGATAATCCTCTAATTCTCCGGTGCACTTGGGCGAAAGCCCGCTGTATAACAAAAACCATCATCATAATTCCTTCCACCAAATCAACGCGTAGTAAATCAATCCATCCAAAGCCCAATTCTCCCATTAGACTTTTCATCTTTCCGGCAACTCCATGTCGCGCTCCTGGCGCTTTAATCCTCTCACGGTTTTTCTCTCTCGCTTTTCCTCCTTGCTGCGGTGGCACCCTGGCCACGGCAACAGAATTCTTGTTCCCCTTCTTCACAGGGGGGGGGGGGAACCTCCCCATACCCCTGAGTATTCCTCTCTCCTGATTCAT